GTTGTAAACGTCACGCCATCCTTGACCGTATAGCTGCAAACATAATCCCCTTGCTGAATCGTAAACGTCACGCCAGGCATTGCCGCCGCGGATCTTTTGGCCCAATACCGGGCGCGTTTTCGCCACAGGTTATTCCGCGACATCGGCAGCTTCCACCATCGTGGTGAATTGCTTCCATAACTGGTGCAGATGGTAACGGTTCTTCCTGATGGCCTTGGCTTCGATAACGCTGACTCTGCTACCCGTTATTCCACCCAATTCGACGCCGATTTCCTTTTGTGTGTGTGGCTTGGGTTTCATTGTTTTCTGGTGGGTGTCCTGGTGTAATATATCTTCAACCGTGACCGGATGATAATAAAAATCTTCGTCTGGAGACGTTGAATACGATGTGGTCACGGTCACGGTCACTGGCACCGGTTGGGTGAACGGATTAATAAATCCACCCTCGGCGTCGGTGTCTTGCTCCATCGCCCTTCTTTCCTCGGCGGTGGGTCCTACCCAGAACGCGTCGCTATTTGATGGCGACATCCATTGGTTGAAGGTATATGTTGAGGTTGAGGTCGGTATAAGCTCCCAGCATTTCTTGCATTCTCGGTTGCTGCAATAATCCCACCCATATCTTAAAAGCAACACCTGTCTTTCCCGGTCGTTTAACCTGGGCGAATAATGCTTCGCCATAAACGGTGTTTTCATTGCCCACTCAGACAAATCCAGTAATTGATTTCTTGTTAAAGTTTCCATTTAATCCTTCCCCTTATTCTGCTTCGTTCCTGGCCTTGCACCTGTAACAGACTATAACCGTTCCCTTCGCGGCTTGTTCTGCCAGTAGCTTGTTGCAGTTGCTGCAACGCAATTCCTTAGTCATTACCACAACCCCCGCCCTGGTGTTGGCACGTAGCACATAGCCAGCGCGTCAGCATCGTCAGGGCTGCCACCCGTTGACCGTTTCTTGTAATCATCCTTAGATTCTAACTTGATGCGCCGATCACCTTGCAGCGTATAGCGCCGGCTTGATAGCTGCGCCACAACTGCCTGGTTATCGTCAAGGTCAATCATCCCATCCCGGAACACCTGGCCCAATTCCATCCAGGCTTCAGCGATAGCGTTGACGTATCGGTCCGACCGTTGGGCCTTTTCCCCACCGTTGAACGCCACTACCTGGACCGAAGATCCCGACAGTTCTTCACGTAGTCGGTCGGTAACTCCACCACCCACGCCCGTATCATCCACCACGATGGTGTCAACGTCCGGGTCATCTTCGGCCAATGCCTGTAGCTTTCCCGCCACTTGCTGGGTGTCACGTCCCTGGGTGCGCCATACTAACCGACAGACATTTCCCTGGCGTCGATATATAACTGTCGAATCTGCACCAAATCTTGCAACGTCCACGGCTAATGTTGCCGGGCCGGTTGGTTCCAGCTGGCGGTCAACGGCGTCCATTAACAACGTCCTTGGAACTATTGCGTCCTCCAGGTTATCCGGGAATGATCCCAGGATTGACGCGATATACATGGCTGACGTTTCGCCCCATTCCCGCTTTCGTTCTTCGATCTGCTGGATTCCCACCATGCCGGGGATCAGGTCCATCCCGGCCTTAACGTTGGGCGTATCGAACGCGCTGATTTCTAACGTTTTGTATAGATCCCCCAGACCGTGGAAGGCTTCAAAGAATTCCCCGCCGGTTGCAAATGCGTTGCCGGTCAATAACATCCTGGACGGGTTTAACCGTTTGACCGCTTCAATGTGATCCTGGGCCACGTTGTGGGCCTCGGTAATAATTACCAGCAGATTGGGCGAGTGGAAGCCCTGTAGATTAAGATCGTTATCAGTAGCAAAACCCAGCGCATAATGGCGGTCATCCACTTCCCACCGGGCCGTCTTGAACATTGACCCCCCCAGGGGCCGTAATGATTCATAGTAAGCAGCCCGCGCTTCCTTCCAGACAATATCGGACACCTGGCGATGGGTTGGCCCTATTACCACCGTGATGGCCGGGTAATGGGTCAGCTGCCACCAAAGCATTATACGGGCTGACATCCAATCCTTCCCCGATCCATTGCAGCCAACAACCGCCACGCGCCGGTTATCCCGTAGGGCTTCAGCCATTTCTATCTGCTTATCGTAGGGCTTGCAGCCCAGGACATACTTCCAGAAGTGGCCGGGGTTGTCCCGTAGCCGGGTTATAATTTCCCTATTCTGCGCTGCTGTTACCATCTGCAATCATTCCTTCCACTATTTCCCCGCTATCGTTCGCCAGCGTTTTTAGTAGGTCAGCCAATGTGCCGCCGCCGTCACCGTTAACCTGTAAGGTGTTCAACTGGATAAGTGGCTTATCCGGTATCAGGCCGCCGATATAGTCCAGCTGGCGCATGATCCGCAGCACCTGATTCGTTGCAAGTGCTGCCAGTTCCGGATCACTTCCTATAGCATCATCCCACCAACGAAGCAAAAGCCGGTTATATCTTGCTTTCTGCAATGCGTATTCTTCGGCAACTGCTTCAATGTCATCCTGTCGCACTTCTGTCAGCCGGCGTTTGATGTCCCTATGAATCTGCACCAGTGACACCTTGAAATGGTGGGCGATATCATCCAGTGTAGCGCCTGACATTTTCATTTGAATGGCTTCATGGCGTCTATTTTCCGCTGCTATGGATTTGCTGTTTTTTAAAGCCACGATATTTTACCTTTTATAAAATGACGTATTTATCCGGGTTTGATAGATCTTATTACAGGGCCAACACCTGGCGTAGTATGTGCGCTGATGTTTGTTTCGGTGTTCGACGTAACGCCGGCCGCTGCAATCTGCGGATATATGGTCAGGGCAATCCATCAACACCCGGGGCCGGTTCTTTGCGTCCCTGATGGCGTGGCCCAGGTCAAGCTTTGCGAGTGCTGCGGCGTCCATAGCTGTCGGGTTTTGTCCATTTATGTGCTTCTGCATTAACAATCACTTCCTCATCACGGTTAAAGCCACATTGAAAACACCGTAGATATCGACCCCAATGGTCAGCTTCCCCGGTTAGATCCCCGCCGCACTTGGGACATAATTTCAGCAAGAACAAAGTGTCACGACCATTTCCGCCCAACGCCACCGTGACAACATTGGTACTTGCTGAACGGCTCCCCGTAAATATCCGGTTCATATGGTTTTTTATAGTTGGCGTGTCTGCCTAAACTATCCAAATAGTCCACTTGCATCATTTCTGCTTCGGCTGGTTGCGACGCGGGATCCCCTCTGCCGCAAACCTTGCACGTAATCAGAAAATTATTTCCTATTTTCGCCATTTGCGCCCCCTTCCTTCCCGCCATGATCGTCATAATCAACGCCGCACCAACAAAGTTGAACCAGCGGCAGATTCTTTCCCCTTATATACTTGCCGCAGTCGTTGCATTGGCGGGTTGTGTCCTGGGTGTTGCGCCACCCTTCCTTCAATATGACTTCAATGGTCCCGTTGTCCAAATCCGATGGGCGCCAGACTTCGGCGCGTACTCCACAAGCCCGCAACGCTGCCAGCCATAATTCCTGGTCACGGCTGACCTTCCCCGACTCTTTTTTGACTTCCACATATAACAACTTATCACCCCGCACCAGGGTCAGGTCCGGATAACCTTTGTCTGTCATGGTTCGACTGCCACGGCCCCGGGGCGCAATCCGGGAATCATATTCATGGTGGCACCGCCACCCGAATGTCTGCGCCATGTCCAGGATGGTGGCCTGTAATTCCGCTTCGGTTATGGCGCCAATGGTTTCCGCGTTCATACGAAACAAACCCCCGAATCGCAAACCATGTCCATCTCTAATTGAGTTGCATTATAATCTTCAGGTATTTTCACCGCTTCTTCAAGCGGTTTTCGCGCCGTATGAACAAATAACTGATGATTTTCCCGTTTATCCCTTATTAGATTGTCAATATCTATAGCTTTTTCCCAATCATTTCCACCTTTTTGTTTCATGCGATTCCATGTTGGAATATTATGATATGGACAAAACACACAAGCTGATTTCTCTGGAACATCAAGTTCATTTCTTTCTAACCATGCTACGCAGTCTGCACGATTTATTCTGCGATCAATTAAGGGATATACATTTTTAATATATTTAACATCACTATCTCGCATACGGGTCCATTCATCTAAGCTAATTCCCATCCATGCTTCAACAATATTAGGCTGGGTTTTTGGTATTAAAGTTCTAACAAATTGTCTAATAGGTTGAATTTTCCAGCGGCTGGTGCATGTGCGGTTTAACACCCCATGACTTTTACTTACGTCGGCAATTGTGTACGCAGGAATAAAAACCCCTTTATATACTTCAGGGTTTTGTATATCTGTAACATCTGACCGGACCGTTACCACCCGGATCCCATGATCTTCTAACCACGGTGTCCACTTCTTGGCATGGGCATATGTGTGAGCAGCTTCGTGAGTTGTGTCAGCGTGGATTGCATAGTCAATTTTAGGTATTTCTCCCAATGCTGACATTGCTACCAGAGTCCAAGATTGAATACCCCATCCGAGTGATACAAATTTTAACGGATTTTCTGGTGTGTAAAGTTTGTCGTTTTCAACGTTCATACGAAACAAACCCCCGAATCGCAAACCATGTCCATCTCAAGCTGGGAAGCCCCGTGGTCCTCGGGGATCTGTACCGCTTCTTCAAGCGGTTTTCGCGCCGTATGAACAAATAACTGATGGAAGCCTACCCTTCTGATAGCGTTATCAGCGGCAACTGCCCTATTCCAATCAGACCCGCCCCGCTTTTTCATATCCTTCCAAGCCTGGCCATTGTGATATGGGCAAAACACACAAGCGGATTTCCCTGGAACGTCCAGACCGTGCTTTTGAAGCCATGCCACACAATCTGCGCGTTTCATTCTGCGATCAATCAAGGGATACCCGTTTTTGATGTATTTGACGTCAGAGTCCCGCATACGGGTCCATTCATCCAGGCTAATCCCCATCCAAAATTCAACTATCCCAGGGCGGGGATTAGGCACCAGCGTCCGGACGAATTTGCGGACGGGTTGGATTT